ACAGGATCTTTGTACATAACCCCCTTGAAAGTATTGAAGGAGACAAAGTCTCCTCTGAATGAGTAAGATTCTTTATCTTCGCAGGGATCAATAGGCTTGTGCAGCAAATAGAGAGGATTGTAAGTTCTTGACCAAACAGGCCGCTTGGTATCATCACCTCCATTCTGCATGGGAAAGCCAGCGGGAAGATCATATTTGAAGATTTCCCTGCCCGTGCATGAAGTCGTGTTGTACAAATAGGTCCAAGCTTCACCAGAATCGGTGATCAGAGCCAGGACCTTATCATTCAAAGTCTTAGTCATCTTTCGGGATTTGAAGAGAGCAATTGCTTCATCACTGAAGGAGAAAAATTTGAGTAAGCTTTCAAAGAACCGCAAAGCCCATCCACCAGTGGTAGAATCCTGCGCCTTAAGGTCATTCATGTAGAATTCAGTATCTTTGGAGTAATTCTGTCGCTCCCATAGCTCGAGCTGCTCAGGGGACATCTTGGCGTAAAAACACCAATAATCAGGTTTATTAGCCAGCAACTTCTCGAGTAGATAGACACCTTTCACCCCTTCGTCAAAGAGGTAATCATCGTCATGTATGATGACTGGTTGCCCGGGTTTAGCAGGTTTGAATTCGCGGTCTTTCAGCTTCATCTGATTCTTCACTGTGAACATCAATTTAAAGTCAGGATCGGCGCGTGGCAGGCCTTGTTTGAATAATGCCTCAGAACGATCGGCTCGCCGCTCTTGGAAAGTTTGGATGCACTCTTGATAAAATTCTTCATCCCAAGGTATAGGTTCACTCCAACCCATATAGGCTCTGAAAGAGTTCCAAATGGCGTCGCCAAAGGCACTCTGAGCTCTGTACTCGGCTTCATTTTCAGCTCTCGTCGAGAACCTTATGGATCGGAGGCGGCTAGCCAACCAGGTGACATCATCAGAAGATTTTTGGTCCATAGCCCAATTGGCGATATGAGGGTTGTAGTATAAAGGGTTCTCATCCAATGGCAGCAAATCAAGGCGCTTCTGAACTCGCTTTCTCTTAACTAACTTTGACCTGCCAGGCTCTTTCTGGACCAACTTGGCCAATATACTATCAGCATCCTTTCGTCGCATAGGCACATCAGGGAACTGGGAAGACATGGCCCCACGAAGAGCCAACTCAGCTTCCTCCCTTGGTTGAACTTGAGCCTGGTGATATTCGACGAACATCTGTAGCTCATCCATTGGCAAAGATGTAGGAAGCTTCCTTTCAATGGCAGCGAACTCATCAGGCTGAACGTCGGGAACCTCGGCCTTGTACTCAGTTTCATCTATATGAACTCTGAATTGGGGGTCATCTCCATGCTGATCATAGGTGAGACGCGTGCCAGCAGTCTTAGCATCAGGGTCGATAAAGGAAGTCTCCCACCCAGGCCACAGGTAATCTTGAACGAACTCTCGATTGACGAGTTTGTCGGGAGGGCCAGCTAACAGGAGTTGCAGAGAGTCAGGGAACTTGAAGGTTATTTCTCGAATGTTGACAGTATGCTCTCTAACGATCTCAGCCGGGAAGCCCAGCCTATATCGTTTTCTGTAATAAGCTAGTTGCCCGAAAATGGGATGAGAAGCTTCATGATACTCATTGACACCGTTCAAGCTCCACTGGCAAACGAACAGGATGAGATTAGACCTGGTCATAGCTGTATAAAGCAGCCTGGGATCCGAGCCTCGGAGAACACGCTCATCGACATAGATGATAGCCAAGGGAACTGTAAGACCTTGAGAACCGGCATATGATTCAGTTTCAACAGCACGTGTCTGCTCAGCCCAAACTGTGTCAAGATGTGCCGGGTGAAACTCATGCCGCTCTTTCCAGAGGCCAGCAAGGGTTGCAGGACTTTGATTCGGGAAGAAGCTCCTAAGATCAGCGGCGCTGTTTGGACTCGCCGTAGTAAAGTGAATCTCAGCTTTTCTCTTTGAGAAGGAAGGCATCTGGAAAAAGTTAGCAATGCCAGCGCCAAATCGCCAAGTGCCAACCAAGAAAGCACGTGCATATTTCATGTAGTACTCAGCCTCCCCCAGAACGTCAGCCGAATTGAGTAAGCACTGTTTGGGGTTGTGCCAAGACGTTTGCCAGGGATCACAAAGGAATAGATGAAACTTGGTGTCCGGATTGAGGATCGCGTACAGAGCATGGTAACCTTTGGCGAATTTATTTTCATCGGTAACAACCAGATCCGTGTGATGATATTTGGCTAAAGCTGTTTCAAAAGACGATACGACAAAGCCAGGCATGGGCTTCCCACCGCGACCGC